TGCAGCCGAGCGCTTGAGGAAAAAACAGGAAAACGAGGCGGCGAAGTTCACAGGCTCCAAGGGGGTGGATAAGATTTCAGCGGCGATCAACGCGGCGCAGTCAAGCGATCCGTCAAGAATGCAAGCATCACAGGATGTGGCGATCGTCAGGTCGAATATTGCAAAACTTCCTGGCATGGCGGCAACGGACAGCAGCGGAAAGATACTGCGAAGCTCAAGCGGCGCAGCCATCCTGACATCCGCGGGTCAGCGCATGCTGGATGAAAAAGGGTATAAGTACGGTGACACGGGAACCATAAAGGCGACCGCGGCACAGGAAATTTCACAAATGAAGTTCAAATCTTCCATAGCGCCGGCGATCATGAAACCATTCGCGGAAAAATTGTTCAATCCTTCAACGGTGCTGGCGAGCAGTTATCAAAGCGGAAACATGAAGGAAAGAAAAAAAATTGAAAAGGACTTAAAGCTGGGTGATAAGAAAATTACAGGCACGCCGAAGGGACATGAATCGGTGTTGCAGAAAAATTTATTATTGTCCGGGAAAGACCGCAAGGCGTTTCTGATGGGGGAGACGGATAAATTATTAAAAGGAAATTTAGGTGATTAATGGCGACAAATAAAGCAAAGGAATTATTAGACCGGTACGGCAAGTTGAAAGTGATGCGCGGCACCTGGGAGAGTCATTGGCAGGAGATCGGTGATTATGTATTGCCGCGAAGAGCTGATGTCACGAAGAAACAGGCTAAAGGATCAAAGAGAACGGAGTTGGTGTATGATGGAACCGCAATTCATGCCGCCGAACTATTGGCATCTTCTCTGCACGGAATGCTGACGAACGCGGCTTCGCCGTGGTTCTCACTGCAATTCAAGGATCCGATGCTGCAAGGGGATGATGCCATTAACGAATGGCTGGAGGAATGCACCAGGCAGATGTACCAGGCGTTCAACCGCTCCAATTTTCAGCAAGAGATCCATGAAATGTATTTGGATCTCATCGCTTTCGGCACGGGTTGCATGTTTGTGGAACGAAGCGACCAGGAGCAGTTGCGATTTTCAACAAGGCATATTTCAGAAATATTCATTCAGGAGAATGAGCGAGGCGTGGTTGACACGGTTTTTCGCAAATTTAAGATGTCCGCGAGAGCCGCCTTCAACATGTTTGGAGCGGCGACACAGGAGATAAAAAAAATATCAGAGGAGAATCCCTATCAGGAACTGGAGTTTCTGCATTGTGTCATGCCGCGTGATAAGCGCGATGTGAAAAAAATTGATGATGTCAACAAGCCTTTCTCTTCCATTTATTTGACGATTGATGGAAAAATGCTGGGTGAGGGGGGATTCAATGAATTTCCGTATGTGGTTCCGCGTTTTGTGAAATCAAGCGTGGAGGTATATGGAAGATCACCATCCATGACGGCGTTGCCGGACATTAAGATGTTGAACAAGATGTCGGAGACAATGATCCGCGCGGCTCAAAAAACCATTGACCCGCCGCTCCTTGTTCCTGATGACGGTTTCATCATGCCGATCAAGACCATTCCCGGAGGATTGAATTTTTATCGATCGGGTTCCAGGGATCGAATTGAACCATTGAACATCGGCGCGAACTTTCCTTTTGGTTTGGAATATGAAAATCAAAGACGGGAGGCGATCCGCCAGGCGTATTTTGTTGATCAACTGTTGATGGCGCAGAATGTGACCATGACCGCAACGGAAGTCTTACAGCGTAATGAAGAAAAGATGCGATTGCTGGCACCGGTTCTGGGAAGGCTGCAATCAGAAATGTTGCAACCCCTCATTGACAGGACTTTTAACATTTTATTGCGTGATGGAATTTTACCGGCACCGCCTCCGACATTGCAAGGATTGGACATTGACATTGAGTATGTATCACCGCTTGCTAGAGCGCAGAGACAGGGTGATGTCAATGCGATGATGAGAGCGTTGGAAATCATCATGCCGCTTAACCAGGTGGCTCCGATGCTGGATTATGTGGACACCGACAACTTGGTGAAACACATCGCTGAAATATTAGGCGTTCCAAGCAAGGTCATTCGTTCAGACGGGGAGGTTCAAGAATTACGAAACCAACGAGCACAGCAGCAACAGGCGGCGGCACAGGCGGAAGAGGCAAGAGCTGATGCACAGGCAGCCGGACAGGCGGCTCCGATGGTGAAAGCGGTTGGAGGCTTGGGTGGCTGAAGAAATACCAAAGGAAATATTGCAGATCATTGATCTGTATAAGCAAACATTCAACTCGGACAGCGGAAAAAAAGTTTTAATTGATCTGCGTTCGCGTTGTTATGGAAATCGCAGCACGTTTGATAAAGATGCGAACACTGCTGCGTTCAATGAAGGACAGCGTAACGTCATCCTACACATTGAGAATTTTTTAAACTTTAAATCAAGGAAAGAGTAAAACATGGCTGAAACACAGGTAGCGGAAGAGCAAGTATCTCAACCGTCTGTAAGCGAAGCTCCGGTTGAAACAAATTGGAAGGACAGTTTATCAGATGATATAAGAGATGATACTTCTCTCAAAGACATACATGATGTAAATTCCCTGGCGAAGGGATACGTTCATGCGCAAGGAATGGTGGGCAAGGATAAGATCGCCTTACCGGGAAAATACGGAACCGAGGAGGACTGGAACCAGGTTTATAGCAAGCTCGGCAGACCGGAGACTTCGGATGGATATGAGTTTGAATATAAACTTCCCGAAGGGGATGACGGTTCAAACTTGAACTCTTTTAAAGAAGTATCACATAAGTTAGGTTTGCTTCCGCAGCAAGCGCAAGGCATTTTACAATTCTATGATGAATTGAACGCGGCGGTTGTTAAGGAGGCGGAAATAACTTTAAATGACAACAGGGAAGGCGTTGTCAAGGATTTACAAAAAGAGTTTGGCAAGGCAACGGACAGTAAAATTCAACTGGCTGAACGCGTTGCCAAGCAGTTTGCAAATCCGGAAATTTTTGAAACAAAGTTGGCGGATGGTACGCCTTTAGGAAACCACCCGGCGATCATTCGCGCGTTCATTAAAATCGGGGAGGCTATTTCAGAAGATAAACTTCAGGGAGCTCCGCAAGAAAACATAATGACACCGAATGTGGCGCAAAAGGAAATTGATGCGTTAATGAACAAAGGACAACCGTACTGGGATAAAAATCATCCCAATCATCAACGCGCCGTTGATGAGGTTGCTCGTTTGATGGAATTAACGGTAACGGGATAACCGATAGAAATATTGGTTCATGGAGTAGCCTTCGGGTTCCATTGACATGATGAAAGCATCACGATGACTAATCGTTAAATACAGATTAAGTCTATAGAGATAGGGAGCTTATCGTTTTAATTTTTTCACTAATGGAGGACAATTATGTCAAGTGAAATTACCACGGCTTTTGTACAGCAATATTCAAATAATGTACAACTGCTAGCACAACAAATGGGTAGCCGTTTGCGTGAAGCTGTGGATGTGGAATCTGTGACCGGGAAGAATGCTTATTTCGACCAAGTCGGAGCGACAAGTGCCCAGGTCAGGTCAAGTAGACACGCAGACACTCCACAGATTGATACTCCTCATTCAAGAAGAAGGGTGTCATTGGCTGACTACGAATGGGCTGATCTCATAGATGATCAGGACAAAGTAAGAATGCTGATTGATCCTACTTCAACTTATGCCAAAGCAGCAGCAGCGGCAATGGGAAGATCAATTGATGACGTTATCATCACAGCATTTAATGCGACTGCCTATACGGGAGAAACTGGATCGACATCCACGGCACTCCCCAGCACTCAAAAATATGCAACATCAGATCAATCCACTGGATTGAACATTGCAAAACTTTTGGATGCGAAGAAGAAACTGGATCTCAAAGATGTAGATCCATCACTAAAAAGATATGTAGTGTGTGGAGCAACCCAAATAGAGGATTTGCTTAACACTACAGAGGTTAAGAACTCTGATTATAATACCGTGAAGGCTTTAGCAATGGGTCAAGTTGATTCATTCCTTGGTTTCAAGTTTATTATGTCAAACAGGCTTAATCTTGACTCAACCTATACGGATGACAGGCTATGTTTCGCTTTCACCGAGGATGCGATTAAACTCGCAATAGGCAAGGATGTTAGTGCAAGAATAGATGAGAGAGCTGATAAATCATACAGCACTCAAGTTTATTATTCCATGAGCATTGGTGCTACTCGAATGGAAGAAGAAAAAGTAGTCCAAATTCCGTGCAACGAATAATAGGAGGATATAAATGGCTGTTACTACTCAGAAATCAACTGAATATACTAATCGTACTGCAACTCCTGTTACCAATAATAAGACTACGGAGGAACATGGTAAATTA